ATGATGCAGAACGTTGGAGCAACTACTTCCGTCCTGCAGGTATGCAAGCACGTACAGGTGATCCGCAGAAAGAAGCAAGCCCACAAGCAACTGCTGTAAGTCAAAGCGCACCTGCTCCAGCAGCAGCACCTACACCTACACCAGTAGCAGAGGCAGCACCTGTAGCAGCTGAAGAAGCACCAGCAGCAGGAGGCGGCGCACAAGACATTCTTGCAATGATCCGCTCGCGTCAAGGTTAAGAGCAACTGAAAAGGGTTGCTTTTTAATAGAGCAACCCTATTTACTTTACAGCTTTTTTAGGAGAATTTAATGGCTAAATCGTTTGATGTTAGCAAGTTCCGCAAGGACTTAACTAAAAGTATCTCAGGCATGAGTGCTGGATTTAACGATCCTACTGATTGGATTTCAACAGGATCATATGCACTAAACTATCTTATCTCAGGAGACTTTCACAAAGGTGTTCCGCTAGGTAAGGTTACTGTGTTTGCAGGCGAATCAGGAGCAGGTAAGAGTTATTTCTGTTCAGGTAACATTGTAAAACACGCACAAGATCAAGGTATCTTTGTAGTCCTAATTGACTCAGAGAACGCACTTGATGAGAGCTGGCTACAGGCTCTACAAGTTGACACTAGCCCAGAGAAACTTCTCAAGCTAAACATGTCAATGATTGATGATGTAGCAAAGACTATCTCAACATTTATTACAGACTACAAAGCGATGGACGAAGAAGATCGTCCGAAAGTATTGTTTGTAGTTGACTCGTTGGGTATGTTGCTAACACCTACTGACGTTGATCAGTTTAACAAGGGTGATATGAAAGGTGATATGGGTCGTAAGCCTAAGGCATTGACTTCACTTGTTCGTAACACAGTTAACATGATTGGCTCATTGAACGTTGGACTAGTATGTACTAACCACACATACGCATCGCAAGATATGTTTGACCCAGATGATAAGATCAGTGGCGGCTCAGGCTTTATCTATGCATCAAGTATTGTTGTTGCAATGAAGAAGATGAAGTTGAAAGAAGACGAAGACGGCAATAAGATCTCAGAAGTTATGGGCATCCGTGCTGGTTGTAAAGTAATGAAGACACGCTATGCAAAACCTTTCGAAGGTGTGCAAGTTAAGATTCCTTATGAAACTGGTATGAATCCATACAGTGGTTTGGTTGAATTGTTTGAGAAGAAAAACTTGTTAGTTAAGCAAGGCAATCGACTCAAGTATATTAACCTAGCAGGCGAAGAAGTTCTTGAATATCGTAAGGCATGGATGATTGGTGGTAAACTTGATCAGATCATGATGGAATATAACGAGAAGATGAAGCCTGTGGTAAATACCACTGAAGTTGATGAAGAAGCAACTGTTGATCAAATTGAGGAAGCAACTGCAAATGAATGAAGAACACATTAGTGATATCTGGACAATGTTTAAAGAATATACAGACAAGAAACAAATACATCTTGTTGCAGAAAAGTATGTTGATCTATTAGCAGACTATGGTGTCAGTGATGAGACTTTTAAAGAAGTTATCGGCACAGATTCTAGTCTAGATGAAGCAATTAGTTATTATCTAGATCTAGATGCAGTCGATGACGACGAAGAAGAATGGGATGAGTAATGGGTTGGTATAGCGAAGTATCACGAGACATATCTAAGATACCAAGTGCTGTACAGTTCTTTGAAGATGAGCTGATACAAGGCCGATTTGATGTAAAGCTCAAAGGCAATGTTGAACGTGCCGCGGCAGAAATGCCCGGTATCGTTGAACAACGTTTTAATCAGCTTCAAGAGATTGAAGCAATCCTAAACTACTTAAATATCGAGCTACGTAGATTGCGTAGTTCGTACTTTAAGAAATACTTAGAAAACTACCAACGAGCTCTGTCAAGCCGTGACGTTGAAAAATACGTAGACGGTGAGGCAGATGTTGTTGACTATGAAAAGATTATCAACGAGTTTGCACTTATGCGTAACAAATGGTTAGGCTTACTTAAAGGACTAGATCAAAAGCAATGGCAGATAACTAATGTTGTGAAGCTTAGAGTAGCAGGGATGGAAGATGCAAGTCTATAATTTAGTAGTAGGCGTAGATCAACATTATTTTGATACATGGGCAATTCCTTTATTTAAAAGTATTAAATCTCATAATCCAAATTTAAGATTACATTGTCATATAGTAAACCCTACGAAATCTAATACTATTTCTAATGTCGATATTACCGAAGAAACTATTAAGTTTGTAAACGATACTTCAAAAATAAGTTATTTACAAAGTGTTAGATTTTTAATTGCTGACAGTAAATTTAATAAATCTGAAAACGTAGTTACAATAGACGCAGATACAATTTGTACAAGGCCTTATTCTCAAGAAGAAATAGAGTTTCTTTTTTCTAAACAACATATATTACAATCTTATAAAGATAATAGATGGTTAGCTGGATTGGTTGCATTTAGTGATAATGGATTTAGACAAGATTATATTAATGAAATTAAATCTAAAAATATAGAAGAGTGGGAATGGGGAAGAGATCAAAATATACTTGCTAAATTTAGTGAAGAATATAACTTTATACCTGCACCACGTAACTGGATGTGCATCGGTAAAAATAGTAGTGACAGTATTTTCTTAACACTAAAAGGAACACAAAAAACAAAAGCAAAATATCTCAGATGGTATGGAAAGTATTTATAATGTTAGAAGAACATCTTGGCGGTCACAACGGCTTAACACACTTAGACGAAGGCGCATTAAAATGGCTCAAGTATTATTTTAATGCACAAACATACCTAGATGTTGGCTGCGGACCAGGCGGCATGGTACAATTAGCTGAAAAAATTGGTTTAGAAGCCGTAGGCATCGACGGTGATCATACACTTAATCGATATGACGAAAATAAATTTCTTATACATGATTTTACTACAGGCCCTTTGAATCACTTAGGTAAGAAATATGATATTGGATGGAGTGTAGAGTTTGTTGAACATGTGTATCAAGAATATATTCCAAACTATATGACATCATTCCAAGCGTGTAAAGTTTTTGTAATGACATACGCTCCTGTAGGCGCCACTGGATATCATCACGTAAATTGTAATACTGAAGAATATTGGATAGAGACAATGTCAAATTACGGATTTAAATATAATCCAAGTTTGACAGTAGAATTGCGCAAACACTCTACTATGGGCAAAAAAAGAAAGCATCAATTTTTAAAACGTACAGGTTTACTTTTTCAAAATGAACAAATATAGTTCAGTAATTGGTATTGAAGAAATGTATAGGAATCATCCTATACCAGATTTGCCTAATTTTAAAATAGTTCCTTGGGCGGATCAAGACACTATACAATCTGCTGATGTGTTTATACAAAATAATATATTAGGTCAAAAACGTCGAGGGCTTAACAAATATTATCATTTTATATTAAACAGTAACAAGCCATTTTTAGTTGTTGAAAGTGCAGTGTTTAGACGCAACATGATACAACCTCCAAATCCTATGTCCTATCATAGGTACAGTTGGACAAGTTATTACCAAGACGATGGCAACTATTGTAATGCTAATAGTCCTTCAGATCGCTGGCTACGTATACAAAAAGAACAATCAATAGAAATAAAAGATTGGCGCACAAACGGCGATTATATATTACTAGTATTACAACGCCCGGGCGACAGTAGTTTAAAAAAACTTATAGACAAACACGGATCTTATAAACAGTTTATAGAATATACTATAACACAAATTAAAAAATACACAGATAGGCCTATACGTGTACGGATGCATCCACTGCGTCAGGATAGACAATTAGAAGCACTTAAAGGGTTTAACTTAGAAATTAGTAAAAACACACACGGTGCAGCATTATTAGAAGGCGGTGACGGATTGTATGCTGATTTTAGTAATGCTTGGGCAGTAGTAGGATTTAATTCAAATGCATTAACGGAGAGCATATGTGAAGGCGTCCCTACATTTAGTATGTGTACTAGTTCAATGGCGTGGGATTGTAGTAACAAAAATTTAAAAGATTTAGAAAATCCTATAATGTTTGAAAGACAGCAGTGGTTGAATAATTTAGGGTACTGTCAATGGCGCGAAGATGAAATTACAAAAGGCGACCCGTGGTTCCATTTATTAGGACAGACATAAACTGCGTACATAAATATCTACATGAGCAGAGTAGTATTAGTAACTGGCGGCTTTGATCCGCTACATTCAGGACACATTGAATATTTTAAATCAGCACGAACACTTGGAGACCATTTAGTTGTTGGTGTAAATAGCGACGAATGGTTAACACGTAAGAAAGGCAGACCATTTATGCCTTTCAAAGAACGTTGCGCAATCATTAAAGAACTAGAGTGTGTTGACGAAGTTATTGGATTTAATGACAGTGACGATACAGCAATAAATGCTATAGGTCAAGTACTAGCAACCAAAGGCGCAAGTTGGCGTGTGATATTTGCAAACGGTGGCGATAGACATATGACTACTACACCCGAGTATACTACATACAAAGATAGCAAGGATGTAACGTTTGCATTTGGCATCGGCGGAGAGAACAAAGCCAACAGTAGTAGTTGGATACTAGACGAATGGAAAACACAAAAGACTAAGCGTGATTGGGGTTACTGGCGTGTGCTAGATAACAGACCTGAAAAAGGATACAAAGTAAAAGAACTTGTAATCTATCCAGGCAAAGCACTAAGCGACCAAAAACATTTTAAACGTTCAGAACAGTGGATGGTACTGGAAGGCGTAGTTGATATGCAGACTGAGTGGAACAAAAATGTATCATCACTAAAACTAATACCGCACGGAATGCCATATGAAATTGGCAAAGAAGTTTGGCACCTAGCATCTAACAGTGGTACAGAAAATGCACACATACTAGAAATACAATGGGGCGAGTGCGTTGAAGAAGATATAGAAAGAAGAGACACATGAAAGTATTTGTAGGCTACGACCCTAGAGAAGACATGGCATATCAAGTATGCAAACATAGCATCGAACGGCATAGTCCGACTGCACAAGTTATTCCCTTAAAACAAAATGATCTTAAACGTCAAGGTTGGTATTCAAGATCACCGGACAAACTTGCTAGTACTGAATTTACATTTACTCGCTTCTTAGTTCCTGAGCTTGCTAATTTTAACGGTTGGGCAGTGTTTATGGATTGTGACATGTTACTTAGAACAGACATTGCAGAGTTGTTTGCACAAGCAGACGATACAAAAGCATTGATGTGTGTACAACATGACTATTCACCTAAAGAAGGCACCAAGATGGATGGACAAACACAAACAGTTTATCCACGCAAGAATTGGTCTAGTATGATGCTTATTAACTGCGGACATCCTGCTAACAAAAGACTTAACATAGACTTAGTAAATGAGAAAGAACTTAACGGTGCATACTTTCATAGATTTAGTTGGCTAGAAAGTGATGATCAAATTGGTGAACTATCACCCGAATGGAATTGGTTGGTAGGACACTACAAGCAGCCAGAGGATGGCGCACCAAAACTATTACACTACACAGAAGGCGGCCCGTGGTTTGAAAACTATAGGAAATGTGAATACAATCAAGAATGGAAACAAGAACTACAGGACATGATGAATGGCTAAATTTTTAGTGTTAGACAATACAGACGCTATTATAGCACCCTTTGCTGAATCAATAGGTGCTGAGTTTGTTCCTAACTGGAAAGATCTCAATAATTATCCTATTGATATGCCAGTTATATTTAGAGGCATGGCTGGAAGAAAAATTGTAACCTTATGTGAAAAACAAAATCGACCTTATTACTATATTGATACTGGATATATAGGAAATATGCAAAAACGCAAAGACTGGCATCGTATGGTTTTAAGCGGTATGCAACATTCAGATATTAATTGGAATATGCCCGATGATAGATTTAAACTAATTTCAAGAAATAAAGAATATTTAAACTTTCCTGGTTGGAAAAAGGATGGACGTAGTATACTAGTTGTTACTCCTTCAGAAAAACCTTGTAAATTTTATGGAATTAATAGAGATGAATTTGTTAATAGCACATTAGAAACATTAGCAACCCATACCGATCGTCCTGTTATTGTAAGAGATAAAGTTAATAGACGAGATCGAGTCGGCAACGGAAGTATATACAAACAATTAGACAATGATATATTTGCAGTTGTTACTTACAATAGTATTGCAGCTACCGAAGCAATAGGATATGGAATACCATGTTTTACTCTTGCTCCTAATGCAGCAGACGAATTTTGCGAAAAGGACTTAACATTAATAGAAACTCCTAGGTATGCTGACAAAGATAAAATAAAAAAATGGCAGCATTGGTTAGGATACTGTCAGTATCGTCCTCAAGAAATGACAGATGGCACTGCTATAGAACTAATAAAGAAGTATAATATATCATGACTGTTACTGTTGCTTCATACTTAATGGGAATACCGCCTGGTAATACTAACACAGAAAAACCTAAAATTATTGTAAATTTTATCGAGGGTGTTTGGCAGTGTGGCGACAAAGGGACAATAGTAACAGATTATGATCCTGTCGATTGTGATGTTGCTGTCGTGCAAGGATTTGTGCATCCTGGAAGTAAGAATAGCTTGCATTTAAATTTGCGTAAAAACGTTTTTGAAAAACAGCAACGCGACAAAAAACGCAGTATTATTGTTGACAGTAATTTATTTTTATATGCTGACAAAGGAAACTCTAATAAGTTTTTACGTTATAGCTATGATGGAATTTTTCCTAATACAGGCGAGTATTGTAATGACAATCCTAATCCAGAACGTTGGAATTTAATTAGTAATCGTTTAGGAATTTCATTAAAGCCATATAAAACTGGCGGTAACAATATTGTAGTTTGCTGTCAGCGTGATGGCGGCTGGAGTATGGATAGTCAACCGTTAATGCCTTGGCTAGTTAACACTATACAACAAATTAAGAAATATACTGATAGGCGAATTATAGTTAGATTTCACCCAGGCGATAAAAAAATATTAGAGCACAAAAGATCATTAGCAAGATATAGATTAGAAAATGTAATAGTTAGTCATTCATCTAATATATTAGAAGATTTTGCTAATGCATATTGTGTAATAAATTATAATAGTAGTCCGGCAGTTGCAGCAGCTATCGAAGGAATACCTACCATAGTATTAGATCCTGCCAGAAGTCAAGCAGCAACAGTATCAAATTTAATAACACAAATAGAAAATTTACAACAGTTTGACAGAGAACCGTGGATACATAAAATGGCACAAATGCATTGGACATTAGACGAACTTAAAGACGGAACAGCATGGAGGCACCTGAAACAATGGGCAAAAAAATAACAGTAGTAACGACATTTCATCCCGAAGGAATGTCCACATACGGCGACAAGTTTTTAGAAAGTTTTGCTCGACGTGTAGACAAGCGTATTGAATTAATTGTGTATGCTGAAAATTGTAAACCAAAAAATCCTGACCCGACACGCATTACAATTTTAGATGCAGTAGAAACACTTCCTAAACTTAATGCATTTAAAGAACGTTGGAAGGATGATCCTAAAGCTAACGGTAAATGTCCATGGCCAGAACGCCGTCCAAAGGATCATCACAAAGAATTTAAATGGCATGCTATACGATTTGCTAATAAAGTTTATGCTGTGTTCGACGCTGTAACACGTTCTAAGGACTGGTGTGTGTGGATGGATGCAGATACATTTGTACATAGTGATTGGAGTTATGAAGACTTTGCAGAACTACTGCCTGACACTAGTTGGATTACATACGTCGGCAGAGGCAAGGGCGTTAATCCTGGACCAGAAGGTAAACTGGTTGTAAAAAACTGGCCCGAGTGTGGATTCTATGGGTTAAATTTAAATCATCCAGTGTGTCATGAATTCCTTAAAGAATTTGAACGTATGTACGAAGATGCAGACAACGGTATCTTTACGCTAGAAGAATGGCACGACAGTTATGTGTTTGGTAGTATATTATTTGATATGAAAGTAAATTTTCCAAATGCATTAGATTACACTACTGAAATTGCAGTAAATAATTTAGCAAAGTCTGGTGGCGGCGGGCATCCGCTTATAAACAGCAGGTTAGGTAAATGGATGGATCATATGAAAGGTGATCGAAAATTCGCAGGGTCATCAAAGAGAAAGGATGTCATGCCACATCGAAAAGAAGCATATTGGAATGAAATTTAGTTTATGGACGGATTATGGCGCACTTAATAGCAGACCGGTGTTTGATGCTTTTGCAAATAGCCTTGTGGATAATGGGCATACTGTTGTTTATAATGATAACACTGCCGACGTTGATTGTATTTGGAGTGTGCTTTTCAACGGCCGCATGGCTAGAAACAAAACTATCTGGGAAAACAAAAAGCCTACTATAGTTCTTGAAGTAGGCGGTATCAAACGCGGAACAACATGGAAGGTGGGATTAAATGGAATCAACAGAGATGCTTACTTTGGTGAGCAAGACAATGATAGGAGCCGGGCTGATAGCTTGGGATTGGTTTGTAAGCCTTGGAGATCCAACGGCGATTTTATTTTAATATGCGGACAGCATGATAAGAGTTTACAGTGGCAAAACATGCTACCTATGAGTAACTGGTTCTTAAATACATATGACGAAATACGCAAACACACAGACCGTCCTATTGTGTTTCGACCACATCCACGTTGTAGATTAGAACACATTGAACGTGGACTTAAACACGTATACAGACAGGAACCCAAACATGTTAACGGCACTTATGATTCTTTTGATATGGGCTTTGATAATACACATTGCACTATCAGTTACAGTAGCAATCCTGGGATACATAGTATCATCGAAGGCGTTCCTGCTTTTGTTAGTACTCATAGCCTTGCTTATGACGTGGCCAACGATATAGACTTCTTACACGATATTGAAAATCCTATGATGCCAGATAGGCAGCAATGGCTTAATGACTACGCACACACTGAATATACTGTAGAAGAAATATCACAAGGACTGGCATTAAAAAACTTGACAAATAAACTAATTTAAGTTATACTAAACGTATGATATTAAATTTAGAAGATTGTTTAGAATACCTTACAGGCTTGCGTGAGTCGCCTGTAAAATTTACTATTGAAAAAACTGATGCAACTATTATGAATAGTATTGCTAGACAGTGTTTCAAAGG